CCGAAGATTGAACCCATCATGGTGTACCTTTATGGTAAAACCGGCGTAGGAAAATCAAGCTTGGCCACGTTCTTGGCCCTGGATTTGCTGAACAAGCCGCTGGGTGGAATTCCGAAACGTGAAGGAAAATTTGATCATCGGTCACAAATTTACCACCGACAACCCGCTCAAGAATTCTGGGATAATTATCACGGTCAACCCGTGGTCATCTGCGACGACGCATTTCAACAAAAAGATTCGTTGTCGTTGCCAAATCCAGAGCTGATGGAAGTGATCAAGATGGGCAACACCAACTGCTTTCCTTTGCACATGGCGTCCCTTCTTGAGAAGGCGAAGACCTTTTTCACCTCAAAAGTGGTTATCTACACTACCAACCAAGAGAGAGTGGGAGTGGAGAGCCTTGTGAGTGGAGATGCAGTTCGACGACGATTTCACATCAATGCAGAAGTGGTCATCGCTCCCGAATTTCAAAAGAGAGTCAACGGCAATTCTTACCTTGATTCGGAGAAGGTGAGGGCAGCTTGTGGAGCCTCCTCAACAGACCCCTACCGATTTTGGATCAAGGGAATGGACGGCCACATCGATTGGAGTCAGCACAAGAAAGTTGGAAAGGAGCACATTCCATGGACTTACGAAGAATTTAAGAATCGCGCTCAATCAATTCTTTCCGACCAACTTGAAAGCTCAGTTGAGCGTTTGCGCGCTTTCGATGACTACGCTGCCAAATTGGAAGCTCAAGCGTTGACGGGCGACGAAACAGAAATGATTGAAAGTCTTCGGCAGAGCTGGGACAGGAAGAGGCTCGAACAGATGGATGTTCTTGGGATGCTCATCGATACCGTCTACGGAGAGGACGGATGGAAGATCATCGAGGATGCTTTGGAAGAAGAAGATGAGAACACTCTTCTAAACATGTTGGACAACGTTGTCATGGAACGAGAGGCTACAACATTTGCGCGAGAGCTGAGGGCCGCGGGCTTCAACATCTACGCCACAGATATGTACAAGTGCCTGACTTGGTACTTTGTGGAACAGGCCAAGGATGAGAATTGGAAAGAAGTCATGATGCGCCGGTTGCATTTCGAAGAGTTGCGAGATCTTGCGTCCTCGTGGAAAAAGAGCGCAACTGAGTGGATCAAAAACAACCCGATGATGTCGGCGGCCATTGCGTTGCTTCCTCTCCTCGGGATGATGCTGATGTATATGGCCACTGGCCGCGGGTCCACGGGCGAAGAGGACGTTGAAATTGCCTCGTCTGGGGACGGACGAACGGTGAGGAAGGCGCGCACTGTTGAACTTGGAGGATCTGGGGACAACGTGACGAAACTCAAGACCAAGCGTGTTGAACTCGGTTCCTCGGGAGACCCAAAAACCAAAACTGGGAAGAAACAAGTGGAATCAACAACCCGCACTCAAGTTGTGGAAGAGAATGGAACCCTCGAGTCCCAGGCACAAGTCGACTCCAACAGCTTCGAGTTGGCGAAGAAGGTGCTAAACAACGCTTACGGCGTACGAAGACCCGGAGGTGAGGTGCTTTTCCGCATCACGTTCCTGAAAGGACGGACGTCCATAGCAATGGCACACTGCGTGCCTGCGCTGACAGGAGAATTGCAATTGGTGAACGCCATGAACTCACAGGGCCTTGCAGTGAATGCGGACGACATTTCCGTAGTCTCGAATTCGGACCATGACTTGGCGATTCTTGAGTTTCCGAACCACATCAGGGACCATGCAGATATCTCTCCTCACATTTGTGACCACCAGGAGTTGTCGAAGTTCCCGGACATGGGTGTGCAAGGAGCGATGATCATGGCCGGAGAGAAGGCGCAAATGGTGAAATATGCCCAAGTCTATATGGACACGGACTTGCATTACGAGGATTCTGCCCATAATGCCAAGTATCATTTGGTGAAGAACTTCAGATACAAGATGGAGATGAAAAAGGGCGATTGTGGATCTTTGCTTCTGGCGGTCAACGCCAACTTCAAGAAGAAGATTTTGGGGATTCACGTGGCAGGAAGGACCGGACATCCGTATGGACATGCTGCACCAGTGTGTGCCCGCGTTTTGAAGGAGATGCTTGCTCACCAGTCTTTGGACAAGGATGCTCAAGTGAGCGTTGACCCCGTGGTTTTTGAAACGCAGGTTGGTGCTTTGATCGAAGGGTCCAACTTCTCCAAGATCGGGTCGACATACTTGGACCGTTCATCAACCAAGACGACGATTAAGCCCAGTGTGATTCAGGAGTACCTTCCCCCTCCGGTTACCAAACCGTGCAAATTGAGGGAAGGACCAAACGAAGAGGGAGTTGTGATTGATCCATTGATGAAGGGACTCGAGAAGGCTGGCAAGAGCACCCCTTTGATTGACAGCAAAATGCTTGAAGCCGCCATGAGCGACGTGCGCCGCATGTACGGGAGAATGGAAGGAGACAAGAGGCCTACCACGATGAAAGAAGCAGTGGAGGGCATTGAACTGGATCCCTATGCTCCTCCGATCAAGCGGTCAACCAGCAGTGGTCACCCCTACAAATATCAACACAAGGATATGAGCAAAAGGGCTATCATTGGAGACGATTACCAGTTGGATCGGAAATTTGAACAAGAACTCACCGAGCAAGACGAGGGACTGAGGAAAGGAAAGCGCATTCCATGCGTCTTCATTGACACACTCAAGGACGAAAGGAGGCCGGTGGCGAAGGTTGATGCGATGAAGACAAGAGTATTTGCAGCGGGACCAGCAAACTTCACGGTTCTGTTTCGCAAATATTTCCTGACATTCCTCGCGGCATGTGCCCATTTCCGGATAGAGAACGAGAGCGCCGTCGGAACCAACGTGTATTCGCCAGATTGGGGCTTGATTGCCCGAAAGTTAAGTCGGAAAGGACGCACTGTGGTCGCAGGAGATTTCTCCAATTTCGATGGGAGCCTCAATCCGCAGATCTTGTGGAGCGTATTTGACGTCATCGACGGTTGGTACGGTCCCTCAAATTCGCTGGAACGGAGGACACTGTGGAGAGAAATCGTGTTCTCGATTCACTCTTGCAGAGGCACTCTTTACCACTGGACGCATTCCCAACCGTCAGGTTGCCCTGCCACTGCCATGGTCAACACCATCTATAATTCGATTGCAGTGAGATTGGTCTGGCTACTTGTGGTGCCGAAACCTTGGAAGAACATGAAGGCATTTAACGAGCACGTCAGCATGGTGGCCTACGGCGACGACAATGGGATAAATGTCAGCGATGAGGCTTCTGAATTTTTCAATCAACTGACCATTACAGAGGGATTTGCCCAGATTGGAATGACCTACACCGATGAAGCCAAAACAGGAAAAATTGTGCTCGGCAGAACCTTGGAGGAAGTTTCTTTCTTGAAACGAGAATTCGTCTTGGAGGGATTCCATTGGAAGGCTCCCCTAGATATCAACACCATCGACGAAATCCCCAAGTGGATCAGGAATTCACCATCGGATGAACAAGCTACTGTTGACAACATCGAGAGTGCCCAAGTGGAATGGGCCCTACATGGCAAGGAAATTTTCGAGCACCGAAAACGAATGATGGACGAAGCCTGCGCTAAGGCGAACATTGAAAACCCCATGATGACCTTTTGGGAAGTTGAAGAGAGTCTCCTCGA